AGAGTTAAAAGAAATTTATGAAATCGTATTAGAAAAAAGAGGTAAGAAAAGTGAACTACCATCTTTTAGAAATGACATCAATCACCAAGAGCAATCTACTAGAATTTTAAAACAGATTAAATCAAAATCAAAAACTGTCAAAAAAAGTGTCAATGTTGAACAAATGTTTTATGAAGGTAAATCTCATAAAAGTGTTTACCAAGGTGAAACTGTAAGTGAGTCAGATAAGAAATTAGCTGAAGAATCTATTTATAGAAAATTATCTTTAGTAGTAGATGAAGAAGCAAAAAAACATTATGAAGAATTTCCTCATCATCACCCACACCAAAAAGATTTTGATAAAGAACTTTTATTAGACAGTTATGTAGCAAGTCTAATGTCTATTAATGCTAGAGTTTTTACACCTTGGAAAGATGAATTAGATAAAGGTCTTGGTGTAATTAACAATACAAATATTTTTGATATTGATGGAGTAGAAGATTTTAAAATTGGATATGAAAGATTTAAAAAATTAAAAGCATTGGGTATGGATAATAGCCCTAATGCAGATTATTTATCTGGTAAAGCAGAAGTATTTTATGAAGGTGTTAATACCTTAGAACAAATTTCTGGACTTGATACTAACCAAGCTGTTGCTAAAATGTGGCAGATTATAAACTCTCCAGAACAATATAAAGAATTTGATAAAGACCCAGAAGCTACTCTATCGGAATTAGAGTCAGCGTTTTCACCTTGGTTTGGTGAGAATGCAGATGTAACTATGCAAGTTCAAGAAGCAATAAGATTAACAAGAATATTTAAATTAACAGGAGTTAATGAAGGTGTTGCAAGGGATAAAGCTATAGAACTAGTTGCAAAATCATATGTACAAGTTGACGGTATGCTTTGGAACAGACGTAATATGCCTAATGGTAATCCTGCTAATGCAAAAGAATTAACTAAACGTTCACAGTTTATTTCTAACGAAGTAGCTAAAACAACTAACGGAATGTACGAAGCTGCCGATTTAGTTTTAGCACCTTTTTATGGAAATCAATTTGTAGTTATGGCTAGAGATACAATGGCCCCAATACAAGTAAATGGTAGAGCGTTTGCTTTTAGTTACGGAGATGTAATTGGTAACAAAGGTGAGTTAGCTACTATGGTTCAAAACGCAGATTGGAACAAAGTATTAAAAGAAAGAAACGATGGAATATTAAAAATAATAGAAGCGGATTTTGAAGGAAACTTTGGAAACGTACTAATGGGATTAGATTAATATATGAATGAAGAATGGATAGATAATTTTCTAGAAATACTTGCCGAAGACGAAGGTACAGAAGGAAGAAAAGTAGCTTTAGAAGGTGGTAAAGGAACAAGAGGATATGGCATAACACATATTAGCGATGGACTAAAAAAGTTTTTAAATTTTAGTGAATTAAATGCTGATGAGATGTCAGATAAAGATTTAGCAAAACAAATAGTTTTATACAATATTGATAAAATGAAAGCTGACATAGGTGAAGACACTTGGAATAATTTACCTAATTCTATGAAAATAGTAGCTTCAGACCAATATTATAATTCTGGAAAATTGTTTAATGGTTTTAAATCAGATTTAATAAATGGAAATTATGAGTCTGCATTAAAAAACACTTTAGATATAATTTCAGCTAACGACCCCACTACTGGTGAAAATGGTGTAATGACAGGTTTAGTTAATAGAAGAATTAGAAATTATAACACGGCAGCACAAGATTTAGGATTTAGTCAAATTACAAATTTTAGTACAGGAGACTCTATAATAGACGGTAAGAAAACTGCTATTACATATTCTTATGATAACGGTGAACCTTTTGTCGTTAATACAAGTGCAGCTATGCACTCTGCTTCGCTAAAAAAAACTGATAAAATAACAAGTTACATGAGTTCAGAAGCTCAAAAAGCTTTTGACATTGTACAAGAAAGTTTAAGTGGAACAGCAGATGATACAGTTGATAATGTAATTAACACAGTAGAAGAAATTACAAAACAACCTATAAAAACTTTTGATTTATCTCAAGATGATAATTTGTTAGATGAAAGTTTAGAAGGACTTGAAGACCCTAAATGGGACTCAATACAAGCATTTAGAAATAACGAAGAACAATTTATTTTAAATAATGCAGATGAGATTAAAAAGAAAATTGACAAACAAAATAAAGAAATAGAAGAAACTAATTATTTAGAAGGACATGAGAACCCACAATTTCTAGAGCCTCTAGGAAGTATTCCCCAACCATTATCAGAACAAGAACAGTTTAATCTTGATAAGAAAAACAAAGAAATTAATGAAGCTATTGCAGACAACACTTCTTATGGTCAAATAGCAGGTGCAGCAATAGACCAGGAATGGATGACATCGTGGTTAACAAAATATGGTAATGGTGAGGATTTAAGACCAAATTATAATTTTGAAATTAATGACATTGTCCCAGATAAAGAAACTTGGGATGAATTAAAAAAAGGTGTTAACCCAGAATTTTTAGATGCTTTTGAAATAACAGATTCTCTTCCAGTATTAAGAAGAACTAAAGCTAAAATTTTAGATGTACAAGAAAAGACAGCAATCATAAATGCTAAAGGAATGGTTACAGGTGTAACAGCTAGATTGTTAGCAGCAATATTAGACCCCGCAGCTTGGACACTAGCAATAGCAACAGACGGTGTAATGGCTCCCGCAATTATTATGAACAAAGCTTCAAGACTTACAAGAATAGTTAGAGGTGGATTAGCGGCAGGGTCAACTAATGCTATGATTGAAATGACGTTGGCAAGTCAAAACCCAACACTAGGTGTGAGAGAAGTTTTGATTGCTGCGGGTGCAGGTTTTGTTTTAGGTGGAACTTTAAGAAGTCTTAGAGCAACTAATAGAATTGATGATGATGAAGCTGCAATGATTAAAGCAGTGGATGATTTTGTAAAAGTAAAAGAAGGACAAGATGTTGTCGAAAGTGGTTTAGAATTTACGACTAAAGGTAATAAAAGATATGAACAATTAAATAGAACAGAACAAGATAATTTTGACAAGATTGCTAATGAGTATGATTTAACTTTAGTTGAAAGAACAACTCTTAGAGCAGACGGTAATATAGAAATTAGAATGCCAGACGGTAAGGATGAATACATTATTACTAAAGATGGCAAAGTCTACAAATGTAAATAAAGGAATTAAATGGCTGAATGTAAAATAGAAGACGCAACATTGAAACACACTGGTGACAGTGAGATGGACGCTAAAAGTTTTGTCTACAGTAAATATATGGCAAAACAATTATTAGACTCAGAAGAAACATCAAAAGCTTTTATGGGTGAAGGTTTTTGGAGTTTTTTTAGATTAGATAGAGCGGGTGTAACAGATATGTCTGCAAACAAACTAGTAAGAGGTGTGTCTGAAATTTTATATGAGTCTATAGGTAAGGTAGGTAAAAACTGGGTACGTTCTAAAACAATGTCTCAAGTGAAACAATTTGAATTAAACAGACAAAGAATGCTTTATTATAGAGAATGGGTCAGACACTATGATGATTTTTTAAAAGAAAATAATTACAGTAGATTAAGATTTGAAGGTATTTCTAAAAGAAATGAATTTAATGAAATGTTAGCTAGAGCAATTAGAGGTGAAGTAGTTGACAGCCCTTCTATAAATGCAATGGCAAAAGCACACGCAGATAGAATGAAAGATATGTTAGAAATGGCTAAAGCGTCTGGAGTAAGAGGTGCTGATAAAGTTATAGAAAATGCAAACTATCTAACAAGAATTTATTCTAAAGCTAAAATGACTGAAATGGTTGGCAAACACACTGAACAAGGTGTAGCAGAATTTTTAGCAAAAGCAATGCGTGGTGGTATTGATAATAAAGCAAATTTAAAATTAGCAAAATATTTAATGAGAGTTGTAAGAAGAGGTAATGAACATAATCAAATTAATTTAGCAAGTTTGTTTACTGCTAAAGCTGAAGACTTACAAAGAATTTTAAAAGAAACTACAGATTTAGATGATGGTGCTATTGAAGAAATTATACTAGCAATGTTTCCTAGTAAACCAAACACATCAACATTATTTAGAAGTAGAAGAGTACAGTTAGATGAAACTTATTCTGACGGTAATATGTCAATATCTGATTTTTTAGAAAATGACGCTGAAGTTCTTTTCTTAAATTACGCTAACAATATTACTGGTCAAATAGCCTTGGCCCAAAGAGGTTTTAAATCTACGTCTGATTGGAAAGCTATGATGAGACAGATAGAAAAACAGTATGACGACATGGGTGTGGACGTTAATGACAAAGTAAGAATTAATGAATTAAAAGCATTAAACAGTGGCTTTGACCATTTAATAGGAAAACCCTTAGAAGATATTAGTACTAACTTTTCTACATTTGGAAGAATTATGAGAAAATATAATTTTGCTAGAATTATGAACCAGGTAGGTTTTGCTCAGTTAGCTGAGATAGGTGTATTAACTGCAAACATAGGATTAAGACAAACTATAAAACATTTACCTGAAATGCGTAAATTATTAAAGCGTATGAAAAATGGTGAGATTGATGATGAGTTTATGAAAGAAGCTGAAGAATTGTTTGGTGGCTTTGGAAGTGAAAGATTAATTAATCAAGTTGCTAATCAAACAGATGAGTTTGGTTCTAGAGTAGGTAAGAAAAAAATTTCAGAAATAGAAAGAGGTCTTGACCACGTAGGAAGATTTACAGCAGATATTTCTGGTATGAACCTAGTTAACACATTGATGAAAAGAATTGCGTTAAAAGGTATGGTTCAAAAATATGTAGATGAGGCCTTTGGCGGAGCAAAAGCTTTAAGTAAACAGAGATACCAAGACTTAGGTATTTCAGAAACAATGCAAAAAAGAATTTTAGATGCAATTAAAAAACATTCTATTACTGATGAAGGTGCATTAACAAAAAGAAAAATTAGAAGATTAAACGCAGACAAATGGGATGACGCAGAGGCAGCAGAGACTTTTGCTTATGCAATTAATAGATGGGGCCGTAGAACTATTCAAGAAAATGATATTGGTGAAACAATGTTTCTTGGTGGATTTACAGACTCAACACTTGGTAAAATTATGTTTCAGTTTAGAGGTTTCATGATGACAGCTTATGGTAAACATTTATTACACGGTATTAAAATGAATGACATGACAGCTTACATGGGATTTATGTCTTCAATGGTATTTGCAGGATTAGCGTATACAGCTCAAATGAATGCTCAAGCTATCTTAATGAATAAAAGAGATAGAAAAAAATTTATGGAAAAGAAATTTGGTAAAACTGATGAAGAGATGATTATGAGTATAGCTAAAGCTTCATTTCAACGTTCAGCTTTTGCTTCATTGCTCCCCGCATTTATTGACAGTGGATTAGGTGTATTTGGTGCTGACCCATTCTTTCATTATCGTTCTACTGGACTAGACTCAAATATTATAACAGGTAACCCAACATACGATTTAATATTTAACAAGGCTATCAAAGGTACTAGAGGTACTATTAAATCAATGTGGGACAAAGATTATGAGTTTTCACAATCTCAATACAACGATTTAACACAATTATTACTATTTCAGAATGCTTTAGGTATTCAAAACGTAATCAAAAAGATAGGAAGTTCAACACTTCCCAAAAACCCTACATAATAAGACCCCATATTAGAAGAAGAAAAGGAGAATAAATGGCTAATTCATTTGTAAGATATACAGGTAATGGCTCTACAACTGCTTACGCTATCTCATATTCATATAGAGACGCAGCAGATTTAATTGTGAGCATCAATGGTGTCGCTACTACGTCTTATACTTTAAATTCTGCGGGAACTACATTAACTTTTGACTCTGCTCCCGCTAACGCAAGTGCCATAGAAATTCGTAGAAAAACTTCTCAAACCGTGAGACTGACAGATTATGCTGCGGGTTCAGTTCTTACAGAAAATGATTTAGATACAGATAGTGAACAAGCATTTTTTATGTCTCA